CATTATCATTCAAAGTAGTATGACCTGTCATAGTCCCACCTGCAAGAGGAAGATAAGTTCCCATTAAGTTGGTAACTGAACTGTCTTGATATACATATAGACCATCAGACTTAGCATATAAAGTTATAGAACCAGCTGGAGGTGCAGTTGGAGGGTCTAATGCACATTCTGCTATATCTATAAAACCACCTATAGAAACATCTCCAGTCTTGTTAAAAGTACCTATTGCTACCTTATGTGTAGAAAAAGGACTAATCATTGCAGCACCTAAAGTAAATTGCTTTTTATTGGTTGGAGACGATGCTAATACTCTTAAGCCTAAATAACCAGATTCATCTGTATTTGCTAAACTTGCAGCTCCTTGTATTACTCCACCGAGATCACTTGCTCCAGAGCCTAAAGCTAACCAGCCTTGAGCATTAGTTATATTATCTTTACCTATTACAGTAACATAATCATTATTAACATCAGTTTCATCTGCAGTTCCAGTTTCTCTACCAATCATATTCCTAAGCTTGCCATCTCTATCAGTAAATACTAATTCTTTTCTATCTGATGATAAACTTATTTTAGCTTGTTCTCTTTTAGTATCTCCCATATGTAAGCTTTTAGAAGATACATACATCTTTCTCATAGGTCTATCAGGAGAACCTAAACTTCTTGCATTTGGAGTTTCTGGAATGATCTGGCTTTGAGCATTTAAAGTTTTATACCATTTGCCTAAAGCTTTAAAAAACATAAAGACACCATCATCAAGTTGTCTTATAGTTATATCGCCATCATTGCCTTCAGAATCTAAAGGCTTGTGTTTTTTTATCTGAGGCTTTTCTTGCTTCCTCTGAAATATGCCTCTTTTTTCTCTATCCCAAGCCATTATTTGATATTTTTGTTTCTATATACTACACTAAGATTGTCTATCTCAAATTCAGAAGGAACAGTATTTCCCGTTTCTACATTTAGTTTTAAACCAAAGCTGTAAACATTATTAGCTTCACTTGAAGTATTTGGCTTTAATTCTGCTCTTGTCCACTCAGATTCTTTAGAGCATTTAACAGAAGTTAAATCAAACCTGTTATAACTATCTGTTGTAGCTTTTTGATAATTATTAAAAAGTTCAAGATCTCCACTACCATCATACTCTACTGCTCTAAAACATATAGCTAAAGATGTATCACTTGCAGATGTAAACTCAAAACTATGGGTTCCAGATGAACCAATTATTATATGTGCTAAATCATTATCATCATGTATTGCTTCAGCATGAGTACTAAATGTATCTGCTACCCAAGCCATTATAGTAGGAGCTACCTTATTTGAAACTGCATCACTACCTGGCACCCATCTAAAATAAGTAATATCTACTCTATAAGTAGAGCTTGTAGCAACTGTTATAGGATGATATACAACTATATCACTATCTGGATCATTAGTAACTCTTAACTTTTGATTTAATATTTCTAATATAGCACTATTTTGAGCAATATGAGCATATAAATTTAAAGAACCTATTTGATCTGCATTCGCTTGAGCTAAAGTTTCAGCAACATGAGGATTTTTATATGCACCTTCTGATACTAATTCTGATGTTCCTGAAGAAGTTTCTACAAGCTCTCCTCCACTACCAACAGAAGCAGGAGTTGTACTAAAAGCTAATGCTTCTCCATAATTACCATCTGTACAATAAGTTGCTAAAACATTAGTTACACCTTTAGATCTAAAAGATAGATAAGCTTTATATATTTTCTTTCTTACATTAGGCTGTCCAAAGTCTAAATCTTTAAAGAAAAGACTAAACTCAGTATTGCTTTGTTGTTCATCTTCCCATCTTAAAGTAGAAAGAACATTTCCATTTAATTGAGCAAAATGTGGTATACCTGAGCTATCTGTTATAAAATTACTTCTTTTATAAGCCCAATTTCCCAAAGCTCCACCCACAAAGCTTAAAGACTTCTTAACAAAATCATATATCCATCCATCATTAGAATAATTATCTGCAAAACCTAAAGATATTAAAAGTTTTTTAGCTGTAGGTATATAAGTTATTGCAGGAGATTTACTACTATCTACATTCCATCTCATGTTTGGTGTAATTCTTCTGCCTGAATAAGGGCTTAATAATTGCTCTACAAGATTTATAGCTTGATTTTCTCTATAAATATAAAGACCTTTACTATTTATCCAGCATATACCATATTCTGTTTCAACTACTTGAGAAGGACCCAAAACTCCTAAATCTGTAAACTTAGTTTCTACAAACTCAGTTCCATCTTGAGCTATATTAACTACATACACAGACTTTCTTTTAAATATTAACAATCTATCTCCAAAGCCCTCTAAAGCTGTTATTTGGTCTCCATCATTAGCAGCTACATCCATTTTATGAGTAGCAGGAAAAGTATCATATTGAGGGTTGCCTTCAAAGTTTATTGGACTTCTTATAATTCTATCAGGATAAGTATTTCCATCTTGCTGTATATTTCCAACATACACTCTATTATTAAAAATAGTATGACATTTAAATTCTGCATCAGTAACTTCAGAAGCACTATAGCCATTAAGCATATCATAAGTAACAGTCTTTGGCATATCTTCAAACTTGAAAAAAGAAGGTTGATCATTTGTATCGTCTGCATCTTTTCCTATAACAGTATTTGGACATTCATAAACATACGATCCTTCATGATTCCAATCTGTGTATTCAGTTTCATTAAACTTTTTACAACCTTTTTCAAGACTTATATCCATAAGATGATATTTAATTCCATCTCCATCAGTTGGATCAGAATAATAGACTCTTGCACCTGTTATTCTTGAATTAAAATTTTGTGACTGACTTGAAGATAATGTATAGTCTACTGTAACAGCTAAATATAAAGCTTTATCAACAGCTATACCCATATCGAGAATTTTAGTTGTTTGTGACTCTTGAGAGCCATCATATATATAAGACATATATATAGGATATGTCTCTGCAAGCCAAGTACCTGTTCCCTGATCGTCAGCATTTATCTTTAATGTATCAGCTGTACTACCTACAGTTCCTCCATCTGAATCTGTACCATTATACTTACCAGGTGTCTCAGATCCTATTGAACCATTATCATAAGTGCCAGTCGCTGGAGCTAAAAGTTTAGTAGTAGTAGTAAACCAATGATTTAATGCAATAGCTTGACCACTATCTTCAAACAAAGTTCTCTTTATATGCCCATGCCATCTTGGTGAGACAGCTGAATCAAGTAATTGATTATAAACTCTTAAAGCTGCATCTGCAAAATAAAAGCCAGCTTTTCTATCACCAGCCCCTGGATCTGTGCCAATGTCTATAACATCTTTCATCCAGTTATTATCTATAGAATCATATATAGCTATTTTATCTTTTGCTCCAACTGCAAAAAGCTCTACACCTTCATCTTGTATAGATGGAGATGTATCTATAGCACCACTACTAAGCATATTATAATCATGAGAAAAATGAAAAAAAGATGTACCAGACTCAAAACCAGAAGCAAGATCACTGTCGTCAATACTTGTAGTCGTACCACCAACAGCTTTACCAGACATTCTAATTCTACCTTTTTCATCAAAAGCTACAGATTTAGCTTGAATTACTTGATTGTCTTGAACATCTCTTGGTGAGTCTATGCCATTAATACCACCAGAAAAATCAGATTGATTATATATCTGCTTAGGCAATTACTTCTTCTCTATAGCGTCTTGTAAAGCTTCTTGCATAGCTTCATATAATGCATCTAATAACTCAGCCTCTGTTTCTTCTGAAATCATAGGTAAGTTCATTTTCTTATTAAGCTGTTTGATAACTTTCTCCTTAGTGTCATCATTTAATATCATTTCAACAGCAATCTTTTTTATCGCAGCAACAAGTTTGTTCATCATTTTCCTTTACATATTGTTTTAATGCAGAGAGTTCTCTCTCTATCTCTTTAAATCTGTTTTCCTGTTCTTGAAATACATCTGTTATTTCATCTATGATAGGAAACCTTTTGCCTAACTTTTCATCTATAAGATTAAGCACTATGTTTTTTATCTTATCTTGTAAGCCTTTTCCAAGTATCATAATCTCTCCTTGCAGTAAGGGTAGGGCTCGAACCTACATGATAACCTAATATCGCATCCTAAACAGGGATGTGTGTCTGCCAGTTCCACCACCTTACTAATCTTGTTTCTTATTATGCTTAAACCAAAAGTCTACAACCTTACCAAAAGAAGCTAAGAATGTACCTACTATAATATTAAGTAAGTCTCTAAAGTTATCTTCAAGCTGTAATACTGGATGGAATAATAAGTATATTATCCAAAAAAAACAACCAAAAATAAGCAGAGTGATGACAAACTGCATCCAATCTGGAAGACCATCACCACCATTCATTATATCTAATGCAAATGCTGTAGGCTTTGGCTCTTCTTTTTTTGGTCTACCTGCTATATTAAACCTTCTAACTTCATAGCTCTTGCCATTCTTGTCATTCCTATTCCTCCTCCAAATCTTGGGAAGAAATTATAACTTAAAAACTTATCAAGTTCTTGCATTACTCTATTTTTACCAAATCTTCTAAACAGTAATTCTGAATACTCTCCATCAGTTTGATTTAAAAAGTTATATCTCATTGCATCTTTATCACAACTTCTTTCAGCAGAACCAATAGTCTCTTGCCCATGTAGTATAACATCTACTTTATTAAATACACCTCTAACAGCATCTTCTTTCATATTCCAAAAAGGATGAGTTCTCTTTGGAAAATCTTTAAGAAATAACTTACTACTAATTTCTTTATTCATTAACTCTTCATGTTCTGCTTCAAGTATATCTGCTTGATACCTTTCAGATAATCCATCATAGGTACAATGAACTGAATCTTTTTCAAAACCTAAGAAACTTAATAACTCTTCTTCAAGTTTTATCATATCTTTCATATTTCCCTTAGTTTCAAACTCAAACATTGGAAATATTTTCTTATGCCTACCATCTATAGGATTAGGCTCATTTCTGTAGCTTGTTGAAATACAAAAAAACCCTTCAGTATCAGGGTTAGTTAATAATTCATGTTCAAGCCACATTTGTCCAGTTTGAGGGAGAGGATAATCAATACCATCAAAATTAAATTGTGCTATTGTATTAGGATCCTCACAAGCAGCTAATATACTTAATCTGCTTTGTGTTGGTACTTCAATAAAGTTCTTAGCATCTTTAAAGAACTTTCTCATCTTATCGACTACTTTATGGTAGTCAAATGTTTCATACATTTATATTCCTGCTTTTTCTAACTCTTCATTTAATACATTATAGAAGCTTTCATCACCTCTATCTTTCATCTTTTGTACTGTATCTTTATATCCCATAACCATTGTTTGGGAAGATATAGCAAAACCTATTATTTGAGCCTTATAACCTTGTATAGTGGCAATCATCTGCTCAAAATCTATATCAGCTCCAAGAACACCATTCAAGTTATTAAGCATATCAAGAGTATCAGGATTGGCAAGCAGACTATCGAGATAGAAAAAAACACCAATAATTGTACTCCCATTAAGTGCGAATCCTGTTGCATTAATTCCCTTCGCCTTACGAAGTTTAGCATTGAGTCTTTCAGCTTTTGCCAATTCTTCTGGACTGAGTTTTGGCTCTTCTTCTTTTGTCTCTTCAACTTCTTCTTCAATCTTATCTTCAGGTTTTCGAGAGAACATCCCTTCAGGAATATCAGATTTTTTCTTAGTCTCGAAATTCCTTTTTCTCTCAAAGTTAATACCACCATCTTTATTAAGTCCACCTCTTTTAGCCACATCACTTATCTGCCTTGATATATTTAAGCAGAGTATCTAAGCTACTTTCTATTGCATTTATATCTTCTTGAATTTGTCTTTGATTAGATATGAGCTTTTCAGTAATACCATATAGCTTATTGTTGCTTTCTAAGACTTCTGTTTTTATTTCTACAATTTCTCTATTAAGCTCTGAAAAC